ATAGTATTATCAGGTACATCACCAAAGTTCATTGCCATTTGTTCTTCTAAAGCCATACCGCCCTCACTATATCCTTGATATTCTAAATCTAACTTAGCATTCTTTGCTAATACTAATGGTCCTATTTGTATGACCTCTGTTGCTTCTCTAACAGGTACGTGTTTATTCTCACCTGCTCTTACGTAAAACCCACCCTGTCTACGTGGATCAAAACCTACCTGTGTCCACTCAGGATCGTTAAGTAACTCTGCTGCTTTAGCACGTATTGCATCTGCGTCTAAGTCTTTTACAATACCTGATACAGTTGCATATCCTGTTTTATTTTCTACTCCAGTTCCTATTTTTTCACTTCGTTGTGGTGAAGCAATAAATCTAACAGGCTTACCATCACCGCCAAAGTGTACAGCTTTTGCATAAGACGTAACACCTTTACCATCTGCTGCTTTTACCGCAGGTGATGTACCAGCGATAATCCAAGTATCGTGATCTTTATATGCAGGTATATCTAATCTACTATTAAATTGATCGCCTACTTTTAAAGAAGAAGTATTTGCACCTAACTTAGATGCAGCCTCATCATTTAAAACAAAAACACCTTTTTCTCTTTTACCACTATCAAGTGCAAATACTAAAGCCTTATCACTAGGCTCTCTAGGTAGTTGATCATACTCACCTACAGGCTTTAATCTATCTACATTAGCTAAGTGTTCATCTCTTGTTATTTTGTTTTCCAGTAAAAGCCTAGTAGATTTCTGAAGCTCAAGAGCCTCTGGAGATTTTTTATCATCAAGGTCAATGCCACGTTTTTTTACAGCTTCCTTTGCATTTTTTTGCCACGTAATTGCATCTTCTGCTTTATCTAGTGCAGCAATCTCTGCATCAAAGTCTACTTGATCTTTAGGCTTTAACCTAATGTTACCACCTAATGAACCTACAGCATCAGGATCAACTTCAATACGTTTTCCTACATCTAAAGCTTTTCTAGCACCTGTTTTTATTGCTGCTGCTGCTGCATCTCCTAGGCCGGGAATTAAACCTATTAGGGCTGCACCACCTAAAGCCCCTACTAGTAGGTAGTTAGGTTCATCTTTCTGTAGTTCGTCATAGACTTCTTTTGCTGCCATAGCATCTCCTATGATAGGAGTGAACTCAGCAACAGTCTTAGCTACATCTTTAAATGTAAGGTCAGTGTTTGTGTCTGTTACAGGCTCTACACCATACGACTTAACAAACCCAAGACGTTCTTCTTCAGTTGCTAAACCACCTTCATCAAACTTTAATCTATCGCTACGATCTCTTGCTTCAGCTTCTGCTTTTGTTCTACTATCGTGTGTACTTGTTGGTTTAATAACTTCAGCGTCTAACATCATTTTTAATGTTTTGACATCATATTCATAACCTTTATGTATACTAGGCACATTTATCCACTTACCTTTATACTTAAAAGTTCTAGACATTTCAGAAACGTTTTTACCCTCTGGTGTTTTATAAACATCTTTACCAGCTTGGGTTTTCTTTCCTATCTTTTTACCTACTTTAGCCACTGTTCACTGTCTCCTTCAGTAACTTGAGTTTTCTAAGTACATCTATAGCACCCTGCTGTCTGTACATTGTAGTAGAATCGTTTGCTGACTCTAATGCACGTTGTCTCATACTTATTAATTCATCTATGTGTTGTTGAAATTGTTCGTAACATTCTTTATCGTTAACCAACTGCTTGAGGTGCATTACCTGTGAATCCTTGTTCTTCAGGTAAAGGTGCTGTACCCATACCTATTTGTGATCCTCCACCTCCTGTTGTGTCAGCTACGCTTTGTACGCCCTGCCCTTCTGGTCCTACTGGTTGTGGCACAGGTGCTTGAAAAGCTTTTAGTATCTCAGCCTGTATAGCTGCGTCACCCATAGAGTTAGTTACCTTGTCAGGATCTAAGTCCATGCTCTTCGCAATCTCTCTTATAATATAATCCATCTTAGCAAAAGGTGCAAGTACTGGATTCTGTGCAACCTGTAAGAATTGCATCAAGCGTTGGCTACGTACTTCGTTAGCCATTAGGCTTTCTGTACCAGACGCACTTACTTCTAGGTCACCCTTTATATCTTCATCAAAGTCAAACTGCATGTTAAATGCAAAGAATGCTTTGCCTAGTGGTCTAATTAAATAGTCATCTACATTTTTAACCACAGTTCGAATACTGCCGTTAGCAGCAGACATGAGCATAGAAATCCCAGAAGCAGTACGACCAACTCCCGACACGCCTGTTTGACCGTGGGCAAATGAAGGAAACCCAGTACTTTCATCAGCTAAAACCCTTGCTTTATCAAATAGTTGTATGTTTTCACCAGCTACGTTTGGAAACTTTGTACCAAAAATAGCTTGTCCTGGAGCGCCACCTTGACGCCTAAATACCTTGCCGGGATAAACAGACATGTCTTGGCCGGGAACTAGGTTAGTTTCATCTACTTCTATAATAAGATTGCCAGATAATGCAGCATTGTCAATAGCCATTCTCATAAAGCCATTCATCAATGTCTGTGTATCGTCCATGTTCTCAGCAATACCAACGCCAAAGAAGGAGTATGGGTTATGCTCGTATGGTACAGCATAGTAAGGAATACGTGTAGGCTTGAATGGGTTTAGTACAAACCGTAGTACTTCACCATTACATGTCCATATGTTACAGTTAACTTCATCTAAGTCTGACAACTCACTAGGTACATCAACACCGTGTTCTTCTAGTATCTTTGTATCTACAAAACCCCAGAACTCTAATACTTCCCAACGTTCTGATGTTGGTTGAGTATCGTCATCCTCCATAGTCATTTCCCAGTACTTCTGTGAATAGTCTGGTCCTGCATCTACAGCTTTCTGTACTGCATCATCCATAAAGTATGGACGTGACTTCAGCGCACGTAGTTGTGTGCGTGACATCTTATGTCTTTGTACAGTATACTCAGCATCGTCCATAGACTTTGCTTCAGGGTCAGGGTAAAAATCCCAAACACTTACGTGATTACATTCAGGTACAGTCTTAACAAGTGGGTCATAGTTACCATCATCACCCCAGTTAGGGTACTCTTTATCTACAGCAAATGGACCTTTCATAATACCTGTACCCATAAGTGCCATTTCAAATGCCATACTTCTTAGGTGTGTATTAGCTCCACTTTCCTGTAGCTGGTCATGTATCTTCTTTTCCATCTTTTTAGCTGCAACCATTGCAGGATGGAATGATACAGTAGTACCTGTAGTGCCGTCACCCTCTACTATCTTTTCTGATACAGGCTCTAGTTTATTTTCTAGTCCTGCTAACCTAGCTTGTAGGCTTTGTAAAGTCTCACCCGGCTGTAGTTCTGTATCACCGTCTATTAAGTAAGGCCGAGGTGGTGTAGAACCCATAGCACTACTTAATGCCTGTCCTCCTGCCTCTGCAGCAGGGTCTATGTTTATATGTACTGACTCAGCTACACCATCTGGTAGTACAGAAGGATTTACAGATAGAGGAAACTTGTTGTTACCAAATAGTACATCTACTATCTGTCCGTATGCTGCTAGTGTTTTGGTCTTTGTTACTTTTACAAATACACGTGACTTTTCTGTGTCGGTAAACTGTACGTCTGCTCCATACAAGCCACGGTAGTTACGGTATGCCTTTAGCCATCTTTGTTCATCTGCGTAGCGATGGTCTTCGGATCTTTTATATCTTTCACCTACAAAAGAAACAACACTTGATTTCTCTTCAAAGATACTATCAAGTCCACTCTCTGCAGCTACGACTTCATCTGTCTCAAACATTTCTTCTTGTTCAGCCATTATATTCTTCCTTGTTAAAGCAGTCAAATTGTATGTCGTAATACTGGTTGTTTCTTATCTTATTCCAGTTAGAAGTATCCGCTATATTAAGACACTGCTCCTCTGTAAACAATTCTGACATTATATACTGATTGCCTGTATATACCCAATCAGTTCCATTATTTCCCCATATACTTATTACTAATACAAAAGCTTTCATTACTTACCTTTCCAAGGACCATTATTAAAAGCAGCTTGTTCTTCACAGTTAGGGCATTTATCGTTCCACATATTTGTATTATAAGTTATCTCACACTTAGGGCAAGTTTCTACTAATTTAGTATCCGAATGTGGAATCACTGGCTTGAAATCCTGATCTTTGTTTAGCAGGGTTGTAATCCCATATGCTGCTTCTTGGTCTTGTCATTATACCATATCTTAAAGCATCATACAAGTGGTCTTCTGCTTTTGTATCTACATCCTCTGGATTCTTTTTGTCCAGTGGGATGCTTGGTATCTGTGCTATAGTATTAGTACAGTTATTCATAAATGCTAACATAGGTTTTTCAATAAAATCATCTACCTTCAAACGTCTATGTATTTCGTTTTTACCTGCGATACGTGAGCCTCTCGAACGATCTGAAGGACGCCACCGACAACCTTTCATATTCATCTGTTCTGCTAACGATGGCCCAGTATCGCCACGGTTGTGCCACAAAGAACTATCAAGCACACCGTATCTCATACCACCGTCTTTTGCTTCTGCTTCTAATATCATATCTGCTAAGTCTGAAGCAGTAACTTTAGAAACGTATAACTCTCTATATACTATAAGCTGCTCATCAGGAGCGACAGTAAACCAAAGAACCCCAGTGTAACTACCATAACCGTAATCACACGCACGGAAACGTACCCAACTGTTAGGAATTTCAAAGTGTTCGATAACGTGGGTATTTCTGTCAAATTCGGGAAATGCTGCTCCCTCGTTGATATCCCAGTTTCCTTCGAGGAGTTGCTTTCTCTGATGCTCTGGTAGTGATAAGAGCATGGCCTCATAGTCACCCTCTTCGGCAAGGTATGGGTTATCGAAGAGAGATGCAGGAATAAACCTACGCTTGAATAGAGGCTGGCCTTCCTTGCTGTGTCCTTTAGGGAATGTAATTGTTTTACTTGATTCAATATCTGTAGCCCAAAATGCTTTATCTGCAGGTGCAGGATCTATAAACATCTTCTTAACCCAAGAATGTCCAGCACCACCTGGGTTTGTTGTAGCTCTCATGTATAGACCTAGTTCTCTACCGTGTGCGCTACGAAGACGTGACCTCATATAATCCCAAGCGTAAGGTGTAGGCCATTGAGTAAGTTCGTCAAATCCAATCCAGTTAAAAGCCTGTCCTTGGTAACGTGTGACATCGGTATCTTTGTCCAGATACGACATCCATAGTCTTCCACCTCTAGGAGAGATCCACTGCGACTTACGCTCTGACCATTTGATTCCCGGAATGGCACGTGGGTATAACTCCTGTGACTTCTGTATTAGTTCCCTTAGTTCTTCAGTTGTGTGTCGTACAAGGAGTCCAGAGAAGTGGGGATCGTTAAGGCCGTGTAATGGGTCTGCCAGCATAGCATATGATTTACCACCACCTGCTGCCCCTCCGTATAGCACTTCTCTTTCAGATGAACTTAGGAAAGATGTTTGTGGCCCTTCATTAGGCTTAAACACGACTTCCTGCGCTTCATCTACGTCATACTCAGGGGCTACTACCTGCGCTGGGATAGTTTCAGTTTGGGGGGCTTCTATCTCCGCTGGCTTCTGAGTATGCACCGACCCCTTGTGTTTCGAGCTTCTCGATTTCCGAGAGCGTTTCTTGGAGCCACTTGGCAAGCTTACGTTTAATTGCAGATGCTTTTCTACGTTTTCGCTCAACTTCTATCCGTTTCTTTAGACCCATATGCGAGATGTATCGGTCTGCTTCTTTACTCAACCACTGCGCTACTGCTCTGTAACTATACTGCTTGAGGTGTTGTTTTGCAAGCTCTAACGCTTCTAGCTCATGTTCTACAGGAACAAGTAACTTATCGTTTTCTGGGTGTAGCTCATAACCAAAGGGAACTTTTAAAGTTGTCCTTACTATAATGTGCCACTCTTTGTTGTGTCCTTTGGGTGGCAGAGGTAACTGCCAGAATCCCAGTTCTCTTTGAGGTATTATTCGTTTGCACCTTCTTTAGGTGGTAAATAGAAAATGCCACCACCACTGGTAACATCTACTTTGTCTACTTTACCAAGACCTGCTCTGTCAAGCACATCTTTGGCAGCTATCATTTTTTCTTTGATACCCAACTCAGTGGGATCTTGCAAAGCGCCCATAAGCGCAAAAGCAGCTTTAGGGGCAGTCCTAGCAAAGTAAGTACGAGTCTTTTCAGCGATTTCATCTTTTAGTGCCTCCACTATTGAAGTTGTACTAGAGTTGTTACCATACCCAGCTAACTTCTTAGCCTGTACAACATCTCCCCCAGCATCGTCAAACAATACTTCCAAGAACCTTTGTTGTCTTTCAGTTAATGTCCTTGCCATAGATTGTGTTCCTTATTTGTGATCTACCTATTCCTAGATCATTTTTGTTATGTTGGTCTAAAGTGTTCTTCACCTGATAAAGTTATATGAAAGTCTGAACTACTTTCTTCAAAGGCTACAATCTTATCACCTTCTCTTAAAGCTAAGAAACCTTTAGTTAAAAGGCTATCATTAGTACTAGCAGCTAAACTAACTTCATCAACAATAGTGTGATAAGTAGTAGTAGCTGCTTCATACCACTGAATGCTATACTTCTTAGCGCTAGTAGCCCCATTAGAAATGTTAATAAACTGTATAACAGAAACATGAAAACTAGGACATGTATATACTACATCACCACTAGCACCGCCTGATGTAGCTGATAAGTTTTTAACTTCTGTGAAGTACTTAGATGCCACTATATTACCCTGCGATCAAAGTTATCAGAACTAATATTTGTGCTGCAAACATTAGCAAAAGAGCTAATGGTATTATCATATCTTTTATATTCATTTACTTTTCTTCATAGGTCTAGCAGCAGGGTTAGATGCTCCACAAGCTATGCCACCTTTATTATAACCCTTCTTCACCATACCACCTTTTGCTTTTTTTACAGGAATAATACTCCAAGAGCCATATTTCTTATCCATTCTATCTTCAAATTCTTCTAGATCAACGAAGTGTTCACCACTTCCATCCTTCCTAGTTAGACTCAATAACTTTTTGTATTTAGATAATTCAGCTTTAGTTAACTTACTCATTATTTTCCCCTTCGTGCTTTCTTCTTAGCTGTTGCACTTAAATCCTTAAAGTGAAATAGTTTTTTACTAGTTTTACCGTGTGTCTTTCCTGAATGTAAATCTCCATTAGGCATCTTATGCATACCGCCTTTATGTTCAGTACCATCTTTAAAATAATGTGGCATTCCTTTAGCCATCTAATCATCCTCTATAAAGGGTTCTCTACCATACTATCATAAGCTTTCCAAATGTCATCAATCTCTGTTTGGATTACGTCTAGCTTATCTCCTATAGTATCTGTTATTGTAGTTGATTTGTCAACCTGTGATCTTAAATCTAGTAAAACTTTTTGCTGCTCTAATATCTGCTGCATGTTTGTAGCTAGTTGTGCAAGCTTAGAGTTCAGTCCTCTAACATCGTTGTCTATTATAGCCTGTTCTACAGTTTGTATTCTACTTGTTACCGTAGCGTCTAGTGTTGTTAGCCGTTCAGTTAACTGTTGCATTTTTGCAACACTATCATCCCCTAGGTTTGTTTCAACTTCTTGTAATTCTTTTCTTATTGCTTGACTTGCTGTAGTTAGTTGGTTCGCTGCAAATGTTTTATTTGCTGTTCGTTCTCTTGCTGTGTCGTTAGTTAACTTAGTCAAGCTTTTTTGTAGTTCTGCAATTTGCTTTGCGTTGGTTGAGCCTTTTCCTAGCGCTTCTTCTACGCCACCCTCTACACCGTAAAACCTGTTGAGAGTATCGTAACCAAAATATACACCACCTGATACAGTAGACAGTACTGGCAAAGCCACAGCAACCATCCAGCCTTTAACATTAAAGCCTCCTATGCTGAACTCCATTGCCATTAGTTAGGCATAGTTCCGTATTCAGCTACGTACTCACCTGCCCCATATATATCTGAAGCATCTTTAAACTCTGACGTTAAGTAGCCCTGCCAACCAGAGCCAAACCCATCATCGTTCCAGTTAATTACAAACTCATCCATAGCTTGTGTGTACGTAATAGTTGTGTAGTTACCGACTGCAAAGTTATTAACTGTTGCGTAGCTGTCGATACTGGCTGTTAGTTCTGCGTTATTAGCTGCAGCCATAAAAGCACCAGCTTGCTGTGCGTAGTTCTCTACTTGTGCTACAGCTTGGTTATAGGCGTCAACTTCGGCCTGATCTATGCTATACTCGTCTTGAGCCATCAT